TTGACCATGGCGTTATCCGATCAACCGAGACACGCCACCATGCCTAAATCCCAATTCTTCCGCGTCGCCACCGAAGGCGCCACCACGGACGGCCGCAACATCGACCGCGCCACCATCGAGCAGATCGCCGCCACCTACAACCCGAAAACCTACGGCGCCCGCATCTGGCTCGAGCACATTCGCGGCATCCTGCCCGACAGCCAGTTCAAGGCCTACGGCGACGTGATCGCCGTCAAAGCCGAAGAGGTGGACACCGACAGCGGCAAGAAACTGGCCCTGTTCGCGCAGATCGAACCCACGCCGGAACTGGTGGCCATCAACAAGGCGAAGCAAAAGCTGTACACCAGCCTGGAAATTCAGCCCGACTTTGCCGACTCGTCGCAGCCCTACCTGGTCGGCCTGGGCGTCACCGACAGCCCGGCCAGCCTGGGCACCGAGGCACTGCAATTCTCCGCCGGCCGCAAGCAGCAAAGCGCCAACCTGTTCACCTCCGCCGTCGAGGTGACGCTGGAATTCGAAGAGCAGGGCACCAGGCTGGCCGATGCCGTGAAAAACCTGCTGTCGCGCTTTTCCACAAAGACCGGCAGCGACGCGGCGCAGTTCGCCGACATCAGCGAAGCCGTGGAAACGCTGGCCGGCCACGTCGTCACCGCCAACGACAACTACACGGGCACCTTGGCGCGCTTGGAAAAAACCGAAACGGCATTGAAGGCCACACAGGACGAGCTCGCCGCCTTCAAGGTGCAGATGGACGAGGCGCCCGGCAACGGCCCGCGCCGCCCGGCCGCCACCGGCAACGACGGCGCCGTGCAGACCGAGTTTTAAGCGCCCTCGCCCTTTCTTCCCCCCATTCAACAACGGAGCACCGATATATGAAAAAGCAAACGCGCCAGGTCTTTGGCCAGTATGAAACCCGCCTGGGCCAACTGAACGACACGGACAATGTGGCCAAGACCTTTAGCGTCACGCCCAGCGTGCAGCAAAAGCTGGAAACGAAGATGCAGGAATCGAGCGAATTCCTGTCGAAAGTGAACATCATCGGCGTGACCGAGCAGGAAGGCGAAAAGCTGGGCCTGGGCGTGTCCGGTCCGATTGCCGGCCGCACCAACACCAAGGACAAGGAACGCAAGACGCGCGACCTGTCCACCCTGGACGGCACGAAGTACCGCTGCGAGCAAACCAACTTCGACACGCATCTGAACTATGCCAAGCTGGACGCCTGGGCCAAGTTCGCCGACTTCCAGTCGCGCGTGGCCAATGCCATCTTGACGCGCCAGGCGTTAGATCGCATCGTCATCGGTTTCAATGGCGTGAAAGCCATGGCCGACACCGATCTGGACGCCAATCCGCTGCTGCAGGACGTCAATAAAGGCTGGCTGCAGCACCTGCGCGAGCTGGCGCCCGAGCGCGTGCTGGGCCTGGTGGCCAGCGGCATGCCGGGCAAGGTCATCATCGGTGACGCGGCCGATGCGGACTATGCCAATCTGGATGCTGCCGTCACCGATGCCGTCAACCTGCTCGACCCGTGGTATCAGGAAGACACCAATCTGGTGGCCATCGTCGGGCGCAAGCTGTTGAACGACAAGTATTTCCCGCTGGTCAACACCAAGCAGGCGCCCACGGAAACGCTGGCGGCCGACATCATCATCAGCCAGAAACGCATCGGCGGCTTGCCGGCCGCGCGCGTGCCCTACTTCCCGGACAACGCCATCCTGATTACGCGTTTCGACAACCTGTCGATCTACTTCCAGGAAGGCGCGCGCCGCCGCCGCGTCGAGGACGTGCCGAAACGCGACCGCATCGAGAATTACGAGTCGTCGAACGACGCCTACGTGATCGAAGACCTGGGCCTGGCTGCGCTGGTGGAAAACATCGAGCTGAAAGACAAGTGATGAGTAACCAGTCCCCCGCCCTGCGCCACCGCGCGCGCATGCTGGCCGAGCGCACGGCCGGCGCCGCCGCGCCGCAGGGCGTCACCACCGGCACGGCCTACGAGCTGATGCTCTACAAGCTGGCCGACGACCGGCGCCGCCTGAAGTCCATCCAGTCGCTGGAACGCAAGATCGAGGTCAAGGCCACCTTGCTGCCGGATTACGCGCAGTGGATCGACGGCGTGCTGGCCGGCGGCAAGGGTGCGCAGGATGACGTCTTCGCCACCCTGCTGGTGTGGCACATCGACACGGGCGAGTACGACCGCGCCTTGGTCATGGCCGCATACGCGCTGGCGCACAAATTCACCCTGCCCGATACCTACAGCCGCGACATCGCCACCCTGATGCTGGACGAGTTCGCCGAAGGCTACTTGCACGGCAAGCTGGCCGCCGATCCGCAGCACGCGGCCCAGGTGCTGGGGCGCGTCGAAGAACTGACAGCCGCCAGCGACGCCCCGGACCAGGCGCGCGCCAAGCTGCACAAGGCGCTTGGCCTGGCCATGATCGCCGTGCTGGACCAGGCCGACGATACGGACATCGCCCCGGCGCTGGTGCAGCAAGCGGAAACCGCCATGGGCCAGTTGAAACGCGCGCGCTCCTTGTCGGAGTCGTGCGGCGTCAAGAAAGATATGGAACGGCTGGAGCGGCGCATCAAGCGCGCGGCCGGTTCCACGTAAGAGCATCCCCCGCAGCACGGCGGCACGGGGGGATTCTGGCCATACCTTTGACCTGATGAACCCCGTCCACCGCCCCCTTTTGAAAGCGCCCCATATGTCCTTCATGGCCCTGCCCCCGTCCATCCCGCCCGGCACCACGCCCGCGCCGCCAGCACCGGCCGCCGGCGTCATCGAGAACGACGGCTGGTTTCCCGATATTGCGCTGGCCGATATGCGCGACGCCATGCGCCTGGATGGCACCGTCACCGACGCGCGCCTGGTGCAAGCCGTGGTCGATGCCATCCTGCAGGTCAACCGTGAGCTGGCCGACTGGCAGGGCAAGCAGGCCGCCGCAGGCATCGCCGCCCTGGTCGACGTGCCGGCCACGCGCATCAACCGCGAATCGCGCTTGCTGGCGCAGTACCGGCGCGCCGTCTACAGCACGGCGAAGGCCGACCTGATCGAGCGTTACCGCGATTACGACAGCACGGCCACGTCCGTCAGCGACAAGAAGAGCATGGAATGGCTGGACGAGGCGCCAGGCGCGCAGCGGCGCAATGCGCAATGGGCCATCGCCGATATCGTCGGCCGCACGCATTTGACCGTGGAATTGATCTGATGCAGGTGCGCACGCGGCAGCACGACACGGTAGACGCCCTGGTGTGGCGCTATCTGGGCGACGGCGCGGGATACGTCGAGCACACCCTGGAAATGAATCCCGCACTGGCGCGCCATGGCGCCGTGCTGCCGGCCGGCCTGGTCGTCACCCTGCCCGAGCCGGCGCCCAGCACGGGCCAGGTGGCCGCAGCCGATCTTGTGCAGCTATGGGACTGATCCTGGCATTTACCTTTTATTCATCATGAAAAATCTATCACCCCTCTCACCGGAGAATCAAGCAATGTCCGCAGAATCGTTTGGTGGTTTCGCCACCCTGGTCAAACTGTACGGCTTCAAGGCGGCGCTGGGCATGGTCGGCGCAGCCATGCTGTACATCGTGCTGCCGCCACTGAACAGCGACGGCACCTTCAACAAGGGCGAGTTTGTCGCCCGCCTGGCCTGCGCCGGCGTGTTCTCGTGCCTGCTGGGCGGCACCGTGTACCAGCTGCTGTGCGCCCAGCTCCCCGCCATCGGCGCCATGGTCAACGCTTCCGCCATCGACCTGATCGTCGGCGCGCCCGGCTGGTGGGTATCGCGCGCCGTGGCCCTGTGGTTCCAGCGCCGTAGCGACAAGGACATCGCCGAGCTGGTCAAAGACGCGAAGGAACACTGATGGCCGCCTCTGAAAATCCCCTGATCGCGCGCACCATCGACGCCATCCTGCGCGCCGAAGGCGGCTATGTGAACGACCCGCACGACAAAGGCGGCGAAACCAATTACGGCATCACCCTCGCCGTGGCGCGCGCGAATGGCTACACGGGGCCGATGCGCGAGCTGCCCGTGGCCGTGGCGCGCGCCATCTACACGGCCCGCTACATCACGGAACCGAAGTTCGACCAGGTGCTGGCCCTGCATGCCGGCATCGGCGCCGAACTGATCGACACGGGCGTGAACATGGGGCAGCACCGCGCGGCCGAGTTCCTGCAGCGCTGGCTGAACGGTTTCAACGACACGGGCGCCCGCTACCCCGCCCTGTTTGTCGATGGCCGCCTGGGCGCGCAGTCGCTGGGCGCTCTTGCATCCTTCCTGAAATGGCGCGGCCAGGATGGCGCCACCGTGCTGCTGCGCGCCCTGAACGGCCTACAGGCAGCGCGTTACCTGGAAATCACCGAGGCCAACAAGACCCAGCGCCGTTTCCTGTTCGGCTGGATCAAGGAACGGGTGGCCATGTGACCACCCCCACCTGGCGCCCGTTGGTCGCCTGTCTGCTATGCGGCGCCATCGCGGGCTGGACGGCGCAGGGCTGGCGCAAGGACGCCAGCATCGCCGAACTGCAGCGGGCGGCCGCCACCAGCAAAACCAAAGCCGCCACCGAACTGGCCCAGGCCACCGCCCGCGTGCTCACGCTGGAGCGCGCCGCCAGCGCCGCCCTGGCGCAGCGCGCCGACCACCTCACCCAGGAACAAACCCATGCGAAAACTGATCGTGACCGTTTTAGCCTTGACGTGCGCAGCGGTGCTGTGCGCCTGTCAATCCCCGTCACCAGCGCCCAGTGCGCCGGACCTGCAGATGCCACCGCTGCCGCAGGCCATTGGCACCAAGCGCGAGCCGAACTTGACCCGGCGACTGCGACAGCTCTTGACGCCATTGCCGGCGACGGCGACGACGCGACCCGCCAGCTGAACGCCTGCATCGACGCCTACAACCTAGTGCGAGACACCTACCATGTACAAACCGAATAGCCTGCGCCAGCACCTGGCCGCCGCCATCCCCGACCTGCAGCGCGACCCCGACCGCCTGCTGGTCTTCGCTGACGAGGGCAACGTGGTGGCGTCGGCCACCGCCTCGCTGTCCTTCGAATACCGCTTCAAACTCAACCTGATCGTCACCGATTACGCGGGCGACGCCGACGCCATCATGGTGGCCCTGATCGCCTGGCTGAAAGTGCACCAACTCGACCTGATGGCCAACGAGGAAACCCGCAAGCACGGCATCGCCTTTGAGGTGGATTTTAATAACCATGAAACGGTCGATATTTCGATCAAGCTGGACCTGACCGAGCGCGTGGCGGTCAAGACCGGCGAGGCGGGCCGCCTGGATATCAAGCACCTGGCCGAGATACAACATATGCCGGCCTACGCGGACGAGTTCTGGAAGCTGTATGACGGCGACACCCTGCTGGCCGAATGGCGCACGCCCGAGGCCACGCCATGAGCGATGACCTGCACGCGCTGGAAGCCTGGGCCGGCGCCTTGCTGGCCAAGCTGCAGCCAGCCCAGCGCCGCGCCATCAATCACAAGGTGGCCATCGACCTGCGCCGCAGCCAGGCACAGCGCATCAAGGCGCAGCAGGGGCCGGACGGCGCGGCCTATCCGGCGCGCAAACGGCGCAAGGAATTCAAGGGGAAGAATGGGCGCATCAAGCGGCAGAAGGCGGCGATGTTCGCCAGAATTCGTACCGCCAAGCACTTGAAAGTGAAGGCGACCGGCAACCAGATCGAAGTCGGGTTCTTTGGCTGGGTAGCGCGCGTGGCGCATGTGCATCAGTTTGGCCAGCAAGATCGCCTGTCAAAAAAAGGACATACATACAAGTACCCGAAGCGGCCACTGTTAGGAATGAGTGAGGCGGATCGGACGTTGATACGCGAATCGCTGCTACATCACATGGAAAAAAACTGAAATGCATCAATGTGAACTTCAAATGACATTAATTATCAAATGAGTTAGAGTTGTATAGTAGAAGATGCTATTGGTAGCGTGCCAATTGAAGCAGTCTATACCTAAAGAAACCCGAGAGGATTAGCAACAATGACATTAAAAGATTATGTAACAATCTTACTCAGTGGATTTGCATTTATATTATCTTTGACTGCGACAGCAATTTCGCTACGTCAAAAGAAATATGAAATTGAGCGTACTCTTCGTTCGCAACTCACCGATGCAATTGGGAAGCTGAATACTGCTTTCGAGTCTATTGAGAAGCTACGTCTTGAAAAGTTTGATATTTGGGGAACTCCTCCACTCGCTAATATGCGCAGCTTCTATAATGGACAGAAGTTGTTCTATGCAAAACAGGCGATATATGTAGCCGAACAAATTCCTAAGTTAGTCAGCGATGCCGAATACAACAGCATCGCACGCGCATTTTCGGACTTGGACGATGAAAATACAGCATTTCGATATTACGAACTTGCAATAGCAGCGGCGACTACATCCATTTCCAAAGCGACAAATCTGCGAGGTTATGCGCGGCTGCTACTGCGGAACGGCCAAGAAGAATTAGGACGAAAGCGATTTTCTGAGGCGCTCGAGCTTGTTTCTGACGGCACCGATAGCGCCCATTGGTTTCGCGCCGAAACGTTGCAAAGGTGGGCCCAAATCGAAGCAGAATTCTGCGAAACAACGTCCGCAGACCTCTTCGATAAGGCAGAAAAAGAATTCAACCGTATTTTTTTCCCATCGCGTCGTACAGAGGGTCTAATAAATCTTCAATCCGTACGTAAAAACGCGATGAATTGGCAGGAGAAAATAGATAAATAGCGGATGCACGCTTTACAAGAGAGTTCCCGCCTGCACCTATGTTTTTACACATCTAGGGCTGCCATAGTCGCTAAGCCGCATATCAACCCGCCCCCGCGTGCATCCGCACGCGGACTTCGGCAACATGCACTGCATGAACGCCGACCTGTCCGACATCCTCCGCTTGCTGCAAAACCTGATCCGCCTGGGCACCATTGCCGAGGTGAAAGGGGCCAAGGCGCGCGTGCGGCTCGGGCCGACACTCACCACCGAATGGCTGAAATGGACCACACGGCGCGCCGGCAGCACGCGCACCTGGTCGGCGCCAACCATAGGCGAACAAGTGATCATCTTTTCCCCGGGCGGCGACCTGACGCGCGGTATCATCCTGCCGGCGCTGTATTCGCAGGAATTTGACGCGCCCGAATCCAGCCCGACTATCCACACCACACATTACCCCGATGGCGCCGTGGTGCAGTACGACCATGCCGCCCACGCCCTGACGGCGACGCTCCCCGGCGGCACCGCCACCATCACCGCCGACAAGGTGACGTCGAACGCGCCCAGTACCATTTGCACGGGCGACCTGACCGTCATGAAAAACCTGATCGTCATGCAAGCGGCCACCGTCAACGGCGCCACCATCCTGAACGGCGGCGTGAACGCCAAGGCCGGTGCCGCCGGCGGCGTGGCCATGGCCGTGCAAGGCACCGTCAAGGCCAGCGAGGACGTGCTGGCCGGCGCCATCAGCCTGGCCAAGCATGCGCACGGCGGCGTCAAGGCCGGCGGCGACCGGTCGGGCGGGCCGCAAGCATGATGGGCATGCACGCCGCCACCGGGCGCAGCCTGACGGGCCTGGACCACCTGCGCCAGTCCGTCGCCGACATTATCACCACACCCATCGGCTCGCGCATCCGGCGGCGCCGCTATGGTTCCGAAGTACCCGAGCTGATCGACCAGCCCCTGAACAGCGCCACGCAGTTACGCATCTATGCGGCTACCGCCTTTGCCTTGCGCCGCTGGGAGCCGCGTTTGCAACTGGCCAGCGTGCAGCTCACGCGCGACACGGACGGCGCCATCGCCCTGCTGCTCGATGGCACGGCGAATGGCCAGGCCATCACGATGGCCGTGCCCGTCAAGCAGGGTGGCACTGTATGAGCACGCCCATCGACCTGACCCAGTTGCCCGCGCCCAGCGTGGTCGAGGTGCTGGACTTCGAAGCCATCCTTGTCACACGCAAAGCCCATCTGGTGAGCCTGCTGCCGGAAGCTGAGCGCGCCGCCGTCACGGCCCTGCTGGAGCTGGAATCGGAACCGGCCACCAAGCTGCTGGAAGAGAACAGCTATCAAGAAACAATCCTGCGCAACCGCGTCAACGAGGCCGGCAAGGCCGTCATGCTGGCGTTTGCCCTCGATGGCGACCTCGATCAACTGGGCGCCAACGTCAACGTGGCGCGCCTGGTCATCACGCCGGCCGATCCGACCGCCCTGCCGCCCGTGGCCGCCGTCATGGAAGACAACGACGCCTACCGCCTGCGCATTCAGGAAGCGCCGGACGGCCTGTCCGTGGCCGGCCCGAAAGCCTCCTACGAATTCCACGCCCGCAGCAGCGACGGGCGCGTCAAGGACGCGAGCGCCACCAGCCCGGCGCCGGCCAGCGTTACCGTCACCGTCCTGGCGAACAACGACACCGGCATCGCCGACGCCGCGCTGCTGGCCATCGTGGCGCGCGCGCTCAACGCCGAGGAAGTGCGCCCCCTGGGCGACCGCTTGAGCGTGCAAGCTGCCCAGGTCATCGGTTACCAGATCGAGGCCACCTTGTTTATCGGCGTCGGCCCGGAAGTGCCGATTCTGCTGGACGCCGCGCGCGCCAACGCTGTGCGCGTGTCGCAGCCGCGCCGCCCGCTGGGCCACAGCATCTACCGTTCCGCCTGCAGCGCCGCCGTGCACGTCGAAGGCGTACGCAAGGTCGTCTTGACCAGCCCGGCGGCGGATATCGAACTGAACGCCACCCAGGCCGCGCGCTGCACGGCCGTCAAGCTCAATGTCGTGGTGCTCGATGAATAAGACCGTGCCGACATTGCCGCCCAACACCACGGCGCTAGAACGCGCCATTGCCGTGGCCTGCGCCGAGCTGGTCAACGTACCCGTGCCGCTGCGCGACCTGTGGAGCGCCGACCGCTGCCCCGTCAATCTGCTGCCGTTTCTGGCCTGGGCCTGTTCCGTGGACCGCTGGGACGACGCCTGGCCCGAATCGACCAAGCGCGGCACCATCAAGGCGTCCTATTTCATCCACAAGCACAAGGGCACGATTGCCGCCGTGCGCCGCGTGGTGGAGTCCCTGGGCTACCTGATCCGCATCACCGAATGGTGGCAGGCCACGCCGCCGGGCGTGCCGGGCACGTTCCGTCTCGACGTGGGCGTGCTGGACGCTGGCATCACGGACACCATGTTTCAGGAAATGGAACGCCTGATTGCCGACGCCAAGCCCGTCAGCCGCCACATGACGGGCCTGGCCATTTATCTGGAAAGCCGCGGCAACGTCTACACGGGCGCTTGCGCCTACCACGGCGACAGCATGACCGTGTATCCCTGGATCGCGGAAACCATCGAAGTGCGCGGCACGCTCTTGCAGGCCGGCGCATCCCATACCATCGACACTCTCACCATCTATCCATGAGCACATACTTTGCCATCCTGACGCAGGTGGGCGAGGCCAAGCTGGCCAACGCCATCGCCCTGGGCCAAACCCTGAAACTGAAGAACCTGGCCGTGGGCGACGGCAACGGCAATCTGCCCATGCCCGTGCGCACGCAAAAGGCGCTGGTGCGCGAGGTGCGCCGCGCCGGCCTGAACCAGCTGACCATCGACCCGGCCAACCCCAGCCAGATCATCGTCGAGCAAGTCTTGCCCGAGGACGTGGGCGGCTGGTGGATACGCGAAATCGGCATCTTCGACGAGGCGGGCGACCTGTGCGCGGTGGCCAACTGCCCGCCCAGCTACAAGCCCCTGATGCTTGAAGGCAGCGGGCGCACGCAAGTGGTGCGCATCGTCCTGATCGTCGCCAGCACGGCCGCCATCGAGCTGAAAATTGATCCGTCCGTCATCCTGGCCACCCGTAAATATGTCGATGACCAGGACATTACCGTGCGCGCCTACAGCGACGCACAACTGGCCAAGCACCTGGTCGCCGCCGATCCGCACCCGCAATACAGCATGAAAGAGGTGGCGACGCTCAAGAAATTCGACGCCTCGAAGAAGCTGGTCAATGCGGAGTTTGTCCAGCAGGCACAGGGCAGCATGGTCAAATTCGTTGGCGTGGGCGCGAGTCGCACCTTGACGGCGGACGATATGGGCGCCGCCCTGTACTTCACCGCCCCTGGCCTGACGCTCACCATTCCCAGCCCGGACGCGCTGGGCATTCCCGCCAATTCGGGCAAGTACTTCAAGCTCTTCGGCCGGAACCAGGCCGCCGGCACGATTGCGTCCGCTGCTGGCGTGGTCATTGCCTATGACGTCAGCGACGTGAAGAATATTGTCATCAAACAGGGCCAGTTCCTCACCTTGATGGCGACGGCCGGCCAAGTCTGGCAAGTCATCGACGCGACGGCCGAAATGTGGCGCAACGTCGATTTTGCCGACTACTTCAACAACACGGCCCCGACGCAGCCCCAATTCGACAGCAGCACAAAGATCGCCACCACCGAGTACGCCAATCGGATAGGCATGCAGGCGTCCAAAATGGTCGTGGTCGGTGCCGGCAAGTATCCCTTGTCGAAAGACGATGCCGGTGCGAGCTTCATCAACAATGGCGTATCGGGCCTTGGCCTGGCGGAATTCACACTACCCGGCTCAAGGCAATGCAAACGCGGCACGCGCATCGAATTCTTCTGCGTTGTCAGCGTCAGCCCTGGCATGAAGGTCAATGTCGTCCCGGGCGACCTGCTGTATGCAAGCGTAGCGGCCATCCAAAGCATCGACGTCAATGCTGGCGAATCGCTGACCGTGGAAAGCGATGGTCTGGGCAACTGGGTCTGTGTCAATGGTTCGGCACAACTGCGCCATGTGGAAGCGTTCAAGAATTACTTTGGCAACGTCGTGCCAACGCCCGAGCAATTCAACAGCGGGCCGCGCATTGCAACCACCGAGTTTGTCCGCCGCGCACAAGGCAGCATGACGGGTTACACCCGCGTGGAAGCGGACCGTTCGCTGACCGCCGAAGACGCCGGTTCAGTCCTCTTGCTGGGCGGCGCGGCAATGGTGCTCACCCTGCCCCCTCCCGTATCGCTGGGCATTCCCAACAATGCCGGTATCTGCGTGCGCGTCCATTGCACCGGCCCGCAAAGCGCACGGCTCGTACCGGCCAAGGGCGCCTTTCTCATGGCGCCCGATGAAACGAACAGCATCACGGTCAAAAAAGGCCAGTCGCTCACGCTGATGGCAACCACGGATCAGGTGTGGCGCGTGATCGATTCCACCGCGGAACTGAGCCGCAATGCCGCATTTTCAGGCGTGCTGGCCGGTAGCGGCCACAAGTTCCTGCCGGACGACTTCATCATGCAATGGCAAACCGTCGATGTGCCCGTCGCATCAAACGGCATTGCAACGAAGAATTTCTCCTTTCCGGTTGCGTTCAAGGAAGCGGCGTTCGGCTGTACGGCCAGCGTCCTGGGGGTCGGTGCGAGCCCCAATTCCAATGCGTTTGTCGCCGCCATGCCCACCTCCGTGAATGGCGGCGTGGCGCAGAACAATTACACCAACAGCAACGTTTCCGTTTTCATTATTTCCATAGGCAAGTGAAATGACCAT